CAGGCAGTTCGGGTCAAGACAATTGGATAATAGTAGAATTAATAGGAAGTGATCAGGAAATTACACCAATTCAATCAAATTCATTATCTACGGTGGATATAGATACACGTAGCGTTCAAAAAGGAGAAAAATTACATTTATCTTTTGGACCATCAGCATATCGTGTGAATACAACCACAACATCAAGTCAAAATTTGACTATCCATAAAGACAATAAATATCGCCTTCACGTTCAAACGGGTCGCCAATATACATTAACAGAAATAAAGTTGGTTATTCATTTACGAAATTCAGTATAAATATCAAATCTATACAAAATGTAAAAAACATAATAAATAATTGAAATATGTAATACAAGAGATTATACATAATTGTATACTAATTTACTAATATGTACTATTCTATCATTTTTGTTTGCCATACCAGTAGGACACCATCTCTTGAATTTATAATTAAATACAAATGTCATAAACAATTCTTTGTTTACATCAACGTATTTAAACGGATTTATATCCTGGAAATCATCCTCGTCATCACTTTCTTCAATATAATCAATATTTCCGTTTTCCTTTATAGTACGGAATAATGTATTCATTTTACAACTAATTTCATAGTTGGGAATATAGGCTACATCGTAATATTCACGTCTATTGTTTTTACCATATGCGAATAAGTGATATATATCAGATTGTATGTCCGCTTTTACAACAAAAACACATTCTTTTTTGTAATAATGACTTTTTAGATTTTTATTATATTTACAAAGGTAATTAGACGTATACGTGGAAACAGAATCTTTTGTTTTTTTAACTTGTTTAAGCATTTTTAATTGATGTGTTTTAACGTTCAAGTATGGTTCAATATTATAGTTTGAACGGTATTGAATGTGATGTATATTATATGCAATCGTTTTTTCAATATCAGAAGGGATAGAACCATCATAGTGAGAATGCGCGGAATGTTTCCAAGTAACCGGGCAACAAATAAATAAACTATATTTTGAAAAGAGTGTTTTACATTCACTACATACCGAAGAGATTAGATCCCATTTTTCAATCATTTGGAAATAAGGTAACTCAATACCACAATAATAATAAATATCTTCAATGATAAAATATCTGTTTGTATTTTCATCTTCTTGGTATAATGTTCCATATAATAGTGTGTTATGTCCGAGTTCATAGTTTCCGTTATGACGCATTTTAACACAACTTGTATATTCTTTATTTTTGTTCATGGTCAAACAATAACATATATTATCGTCTTTATTATTCTCATCAAACGAGAACCAACAAATCATCTTTTTACCATATGGTATAGCAAGTGCGGTGTCATATTGTGAAACTTTCTTATGGGAAACAGTTTCATATGAAAGTTTAAATTCTGGAAGCCGAGACAAAATTGTCTGTGTATCTCTATCATCAAGTTCCATTATAATTATATGTATGTTCCAATAATTATAAACCAAAATCAATTTTATATACTGGTAAAACAAAAATTGTAATAATATAAAGACGTAACAATAATATTGTCTATAATAATAAGATGTTTTTCCAGTTTGTAACAATGCTATCATTTTTCCGTGCTTCTCGCGCATATAATGCGTCTTGGAGCGATTTCCAACACTTCACACATCGTTTTAACAGAATGTATTCAAGTGTAGAAGAATTCCATGAACGTCTACACATTTTTCAGGATAACATGATGTTTGCGGGCGAACATCGTGATAAAAGTTACACCTTGGGAATGACGCGTTTTTCTGATATGACTTTGGACGAATTCAAAGAGTTCAACAATTTTGGACTGTCTGGACGGATTTTTAAAAAATGTAATAAATTTGAATCCACCGATTCTGTGGTTGATGATGCGCGTGATTGGCGCAGTGAAGGTGCGGTCACTCCGGTAAAAGACCAAGGACAATGTGGTTCTTGTTGGTCTTTCAGTGCTACGGGCGCGATGGAAGGAGCTTGGGAAATCACCAACGACGAACTATTGAGTTTATCAGAACAACAATTGGTTGAATGTTCTAAGTCATATGGAAATCACGGTTGTTATGGTGGATTGATGGACGATGCGTTTGATTATGCTATGGATAATGGAATGTGTTTGGAAGAAGAATATACATATACCGCGACATCAAACGAAGAATGTAAAAAATGTACCCCATTAGTATTTATTTCGGGATGTGTAGATGTAACTCCAAATAATCAGGTTCATTTGAAAGAAGCGGTATACAATACTCCTGTATCTATTGCGATTGAAGCAGATACTCGTGTATTCCAAATGTATACTGGTGGTGTTCTTACCAGCGATGCGTGTGGAACAGATTTGGATCATGGTGTTCTTATTGTTGGATACGGAGTAGAAAATGACATTCCATTCTGGTTGGTAAAGAACAGTTGGGGTCCAAGTTGGGGGGAAGGTGGTTATATTAAGATTGAAAGAAGCGATAGTACGAATGATCCGGGAATTTGTGGTATTGCGATGCAACCATCTTATCCTGTTGTATAAAACTATTCATCTAATTCACTTTCCAATAAATTAGACAGTTCGTTATCCATTGACATAATATTTTCTTGTGTTGTAGTTTCAACTTCTTTTAAATGATTCAATATTTCATCGTATTTTTTATTTTTTGATATTGTATCAATAACAATAGTTTGTGTATAATTATCTTTTATATACAAATAACCGATATGTAGTCCATATACAATTAATCCATAAATCACAGTGTATAATAAAAAATCAAATATAAAATGCATGCTTATAATGTATTCAAACAAACAAAGTTATCAAATCAAACCAATAAAATTGAAAGAATTTTGTAAACAATACAATAAATATATAACCCCATACATATTTAAATATGACAGACGGCGTGAAAATTCTTATTGTAGACAAGACAGCAACCATCAAGGAACTAAAAGTTAAAAAGTTTTCAGAGAATGAATTGTATAAAAAGTGTGGTCTAACCCAAGATAAGAATTTCAATAAACAGACTACGTGGTCTGTGACCCTTCAAAATAAAAAATATAATATTTCTCTGTATGCTAAACAAGAAGGTCGTGCCGGACAAGAAAATAAATATGATTATCCGCCTCCCGTAGATAAAAAACTATATTTTGGTGCAAATGCGTTGGTGTATTATAACGATCACGGAATCCCGTGTGACCTTACTATCAAACAATGGGGAAAGATCTACGAACACTTGTTTGGTGGATTTGAAGATCTAAATGATGACGAAGATGACAGCGATGATGAAAAAGATGAATATAATCACTTGGAAAAAACGAAAGTTGGATATGCCAAAGATAACTTTGTAGTGGATGACGATGAAGATATGGAAGATGATTATGAATGCGAAAGTGAGTTAGATGAAGAAGAGTACATTTAAAATAATATTTATACAAATTCAAAAAAACGCAAATATTGTTTTTACACGATTATTATTATATATTTTTTACATGTATTATATAAGATTCCAACACTGTATTGCAAATCTAAATAATTATGGAAATATATTCCGTAATTATTTCATTGGTTTATTACAAATTATATATAGTATACAATAATCCCAACCTGTACTAAAATCATTTTTTCTATCGAACAAGTAAAAATTGAAACGATAATTATAGATGAAGAATAAATATATATAAAATCATAGGATTATTATAAACATATGAATAATCTTGTTATCAAGTCTCCGGAACAATTTCGTAAAAATATAGTAAAGAAACTAATTCAAATATTGGATGATGAAAAAAAGTGCGTAAATATTGAAAAGGGAATTTATAACTCGTGTATCAAAGAAGGTAAAACGAGAAAGATAATTAACAAATGGGAAAATAAACAGTTTGAAACACTGTATATCAGTAAATTGTGGTCTGTATTGACAAATTTGAAAAATATAGATTTAATTAATCAAATCAAAAACGATGATATTTTACCACAACAAATTGCGTTTATGACACACCAAGAAATGTATCCAGAACATTGGAAAGATATGATTGAACGCAAGATTCGTCGTGATGAAAGTAAATATTCCAATAATACAGAGGCATCTACTGATATGTTTACGTGTAGAAAGTGTAAATCTAAGAAATGTACGTATTATGAACTACAAACACGAAGTGCGGATGAGCCTGCTACGATTTTCGTAAGTTGTTTGAATTGTGGTAAAAATTGGAAGAATTAATAGGAATAAAAAAGATGTATGTACGTTATATCAAAAATATATGTTTTGTATTTTTTTACATGAACTCTAAATCCTTCAATTTCCAATATTCGCTACTTCCATTTGGAAGAGGACGCTTGATGATAAATGGAATTGCCTTTTGTGAATATTCCTTTTCCGCAATTAAATAACTGTCAATCTCATTTTGTTCTACGTGAATAAATGGTTTTGAACCATATTCAATTTGTTTCGCACGCTCTCCTATAATGCGCGCACGTTCATATTTTGTCAAAAACGGAATGGTTTTATGAAGGGGGTCAATAATCATACCATTATCATCACGCACTACAATTGATAGTTTATTGATTTCATCATTATTGTGTTGCATATGTTCTGGATAATAATTCATAATTGTATCTTTTGATGTTTCCTTGTTAAATTTTTCAATGTAATCATTTTCTTCATCGCTATCAGAATCATAGAACTCGTCGTCATCCATAAGATATAGATTATTACTAAATGATTTATCTGTTTTATTATCGGTATTATCAACATCTAATTTTATTCCTTCATCGTCGTCGTCATCGTCGTCATCGTCATCATCGTGGTCATCGTCGTCATCGTCATCATCATCAACGACAACATCATCATCAACGACAACATCATCATCAACGACAACATCATCATCATCAATAACATCATTTTTTTTTGTATCTAATTCTTCATCAGATTCGTTGAATACATCAGGTTCTTCATCAAATGAGTTCATATTTTATTATATTACTTGTATATAAAAAAATATTTTCAAATCAATTTTTTACAATACATATAATTTAATATATTTAATTATTTTTCCAAGTATGGTCGCAATACGAGCATAAATAAACATATTTCATATTGTTATTATCATAACGAATATAAATGACGTCATTTTTATTATTAGGTTTATGTGATTGACATTTATTATTCGGACAGATTGTATTTTCCAAGTGGGGTAGTGTAGGATCGTGTTTTGTAAATTCATTGACAACAATATTGTTATTGTCGTTGATATAATCAACTGATGTATTAATGATACAAGAACTCATTTGATTTGTACTTTCGTCTACATTTCCACAATAACGACAATAATTAGTAATAGTATTATTGGCATCCTCATCATTATTATTGATACCAAGATAAAACATATTGTCGCATTTGTTACAGAATTTCATTATTTATTATAAATACTAATGATATTTATTATTATAGAATAATCGTTCAATTTTTCTACATACAATTGAAAAATACATACTAAAATTGAATAAGAATAAAATCTCGTATTGATGTATATATCCTACAAATAATATTTAACATGTCAATCAACGGACGATTGAAACAGTTCCTAATTGCTAACACTGCAAAAAAAGGAGATACAAGTGTAAATGTTACAAATACACAAATACCGTCCAAAGAAGAAAACATTTTAGGGGGTCGTTACAGTATGGAAGGAGATAAATATGACGAATTTTTGAAACTATACTGCAGTGACATTTTAAATAAAGGAAAAAATGCTTATTTAACAGAAGCACAATTCAAAGAAGGAGGTCCGATCGCAATAGACCTGGACCTGCATTATGAATCTAAGGTAAGGACACGTCAATGCAATATAAATCATATTTCAACATTTATATCAGTAATATTAGAAGAAATAAAATCAATGTATCAATTTGACGAAGATACGCCGTTTTTCGTATTCGTAATGTTGAAAGACGGCGTTACAATAATGGAAGAAAAAAATCTTACAAAGGACGGAGTCCATATTCTGATTGGAATTAAATCCGATAAGGTAGTAGAGTTGATGTTGCGTGATCGTATTCTTCCAAAAATGAATGATATCTTCGGAAAACTTCCACTCGTAAATACAATGGAAGACGTTTATGATAAGAGTGTAAGTTCTGGAAATGCGCCTTGGCAACTGTATGGTTGTAAAAAACCAAATTCAATTGGTCCATATTTATTGAAACACGTATTTGAAGTAACATATGATGACGACGATGGTGAACTTGCGATGGAAGAAATGGATATCAACCGATATAATATAACAGAAAACATTCGCAATTTGTCGGTTCGTAATAAAAACAATCCGGAGTTTTTCAGACGACACGAGTTCTGTGATGAATATAATAACTATAAGCAAATGTTACAAGGGGGTGCGCGTCCGCTCAATAACGCATCACAAATGGTTGTAAATCCATTTATGGAACAAATTCGTGGAGACGAACAAAACGCATTAGCTCGGATAACAAATCGTGACGAGTTAGATATGGTAATAAAAACATTTATTGATACTACGTGCGGTAATGATCCGACTTTGCACGAAGCATATATATATACAATGGCATTATCGGATAGTTATTATGGAAATGGTTCATATGAGAAATGGATACGTGTATGTTGGGCGTTAAAAAATACTGATCCAAGATTATTGCTTGTATGGATAGCGTTCAGTGCTAAGGCATCTGGGTTTTCATTTTCATCTATACCCGAATTGATTGAACGTTGGAATAATGCCTCTACCGGACAAGGACTAACAATTCGTTCTATTATTTACTGGTTGAAAACGGAGAATGTAGATCTATATGAGAATTTACTTCATAATCAAGTAATTACTCCACTTATAAGAATTGTAATTTTTGGAAGAAATAATGCTCTTGAAGAAAAAAGTAATATTCCAGACGATATATTGGGTCAGATTTTATATATTTTGTATAAAGGTGAATTTGTATGTGCTGGATTGAAATCTAATATATGGTATAAGTTTAAGAATAATCGTTGGGTCGAAGATGAAGAAGGTATCTCACTCAGAAGAAAAATCAAAGAATTGGGAACCCATATAGATGCATATAAAAATAAGCTCGTATCAGAGAATTCAACAGAACGACGTATTGAAGTCCCAGAAGAAACGAATAATAAAACGGTCAATGAAAATAAAGATATGACACGACGAGTAGCTCACGTTGTAAATAAACTAGGAGATACAATGACGAAAAAAAATATAATGACAGAAGCAAAAGAATTGTTCTATGATTCGGAATTTAATAATAGTCTTGATACAAATAAACATTTACTCGCATTTAATAATGGAGTATTTGATTTCAAAGAGAATATCTTCCGTCCTGGTATTCCGACAGATTACATTTCATTATCTACAAATATTGATTATATACAGATTGATAAAAAAATACATCAACCCATTATTGACGAAATACACGATTTTATGAATAAAGTGTATCCAAATGATATTTTAAGAAAATATATGTGGGAACATCTTGCGTGCTGTATGACCGGTTGGAACGATCAACAAACCGCAAACTTTTATTTGGGTATTGGTGCGAATGGTAAATCTGCGGTATTATCGCTGATGTCACAAGTTCTTGGAGAATATAAATATGATTGTGAATCAAGTGTCATTACTGGCGGTCGGGCACGCGTGGGTGGGGTTGCTCCGGAAATTGTAGGTATGAAAGGAAAACGACTTGTCGTAATGAATGAGCTTTCAAAAACAGATATATTGAATGAAGGTGTTTTCAAACAACTGACCGCAGGAAATGACAACGTTCAAGGACGTGGGTTATATCAATCAAAAGCGGTTATATTTCAACCCCAACTTAAATTGGCAATTACTACAAATAACCTCCCCAAAGTGAACGCAACAGACAACGGTACGTGGCGTCGTATCCGTATTGTTCCACACGACGCTCTGTTTGTTGACAAAGGGAAACTATACAAACAGTTCCCTAAGGAAGATATTCCGCATCAGTTTGAAAAAGTGGATGAAAAGGAACTAAACGAAAGTTTTATTCGCTGGAAAGAAGTAATGGGTTCTCTACTTATTAACATTGCGGTAGAAACACTCGGCAAAGTGAATGATTGTGATATTGTATTGTCAGCAAGTGATAATTACAAAGAAAGTATGGATCATATTGCTGAATTCATTCGTGATAAAATCAAGCGCAATCCTTCATCAACTGTCACAAAACCGGATGTCTCTACTGAGTTCAACTTTTGGTACCAATCCACATATGGACGTAATGGACCGTCATCAATGGATGTCTATGACTATTTGGATAAACGTTTTGGACGCAATATCAAGGGTCGCTGGCGAGGCATTGAACTAATACACGGAAGTTCGTTGAGTGAATCCGACGACGAATTCAATTATGATTCTGATAATTCGTCTGTAATTAATGAAGAAGAGTTATGAAAAGTTGTGTAAATATCATGATTTTCAAATTATAATATTTTTTTAATGGGTTGGTTCTCCAACAAAATTTGAATATATAAAATTCCAGTATTTAGATATATATTGCTCGAGTGAATAAATATAAAACGGATATATAACAATCCCTATTGTAAAAAGAACAATCAAATATCGTGGAATATCTTTTATTTTGAATATTATCAAATATATCACAAATAATGCGGCAAACGCATATATATAAAATAAAAAATACTGATTCACATATTCAACATATGTTTTGTGATTTTTTTTAAATTCGGATTTTCGCTCAAATGTCGTATTACCATTTATATGGTTCGCCATTTCATATTCAAGAAACTTATTCTGATTATCAATATCAGTTATTTCTTGATGTATCATTTTCAAATAATGCTTATAATTATCTCTACCGTTCTGCATATTTTCAATTATATCTTCATCTTTGTTATCATCTTCCAATTTCCGAAATTCGGTTTCAAATATAGATTTTGACTTCATATTCTTATTTTTTTGTCTACGTATTCTTTTTTTATTTGTTACCAAATCTCGCTTCTTAGACTCAATATTACTGTATAAATCAATCGCTTGATTATATAATCCCAATCCTTCATATAACGAATATTCTTTTCCTTTTTTGTAATTCTCAAAATTTTCAATACTATCAGGTGTTCCATATAATAAATCATATAATCGCGTTTCATCTTCTTGTAACGATGAAATGGTTTCATCCATTTTTTTACTTTCACTATTTAATTTTTTAATCGTTTGTTTTTTAATATCAATCTTATTCATTGCTTTATCATTTTTTTTCTGTAATTCTGCGTATTGTTCGGGTGTATATCCAATATCGCATAATGGATTTAAACTTTTCCATCGTCCAATATGTTTCCAATGTTGTTGTCCTTTATCAAAATTAGAAGCACCTCCGACCTCTTTCGCAATTTCAGGATAACGTTGTAAATAGCAGTATTTTTCTTCGTCTGATAATTTTCCGTCACGGATTCGTTCATTGATTTTTTTTTGTTCCTCATCTCCATCATCGTCTATTATGACCCGCTTTGATACAATTTCGGGTAAAAACAGTTCTGCATTAAAACTGGTCGGTGTTCCTTTATGTTGTACTACACCAAGATTAGAGTCATATTGTCCGTATTTCAGATATGCCTTTTGCTTTTTATTTACTAATACGATAGTATCACCGGCACCAGTTATAATTTTATATAGGGTCTTATCGTTTGCTGTTTTATTTGTTATTTTAAAACTTCCGAGTCTAACATCAGAAATATGCGATAATGGTATACATCCCACCCTCTTTGTATCACTCGCATAAAACACACATTTATGTTTAGGATTATAAAATCTATAATAACCGTCTTCAACATGTTCAACTATGAACTCAGAATTTGGACCGATGGTTTTACTCTTTTCATATAAGTTTGATTTTGTATTATATGATACATACTCCCCATTTGTAGTTATTTTCAACGCTATGGTATCACCTTCTTCAATAGTTATGTTATCTTTGTCGTTACTTGTCATTATATTCTAATATATAATGATAAAAAATTATGTTTTTGTGTAAATATTGGAATTAGTATAATAATACAGTTTACTTATTATATTATATCCAAATTTCTGAATTATATTAATTGTAAATGGATATATTGCTAAAATAAAAATAAATAAATAGATCTTCATATTATTGGCTTTATTTAATTTTGAAATAAATATTGACGAAATTATAATAAATAATACGAAATAGACCCAAAATAAGTAGTATTTATTGAAATCTTGTAGTAATACAGAATCATCAAATATATACAACCCGTTTTTGTAGGTACTTTTTGATTGATTTTCTGTATTTTCAATGATGATATTATCTATATCTTGATTTTGTTCGCGTATTTTTTGTGTGGTATTTATCATTTGAGAAGACGATGTCTCTTCTATTGCGGTTAATGTATCATGTGTTGTTTGGATGTTATTCAATATACGTTGTATAAATGACGCCTCTTGTTGTTTCCTCTCTAAAACCATATCCGTTTCTTCTATCTTATCGTCGACATCCGCGGATAAATTCTGTAAATTATTCAAGTAGTTTACAAGACCAATTGATTCAAATCCTTCAATGTTGCTTGTTACGGGCTTGTAGTCAAGATTGTATATTTTATCGTCTTTGATATAATTGTATTCTTTGATTTTACCTTCCAAATTGGTTATAGATTTATTTTTTAATGCAACTGAATTATTTAATACACCACTTATTGTGTTGATTTCATCCAACTTCGTGATTGTGTTGTTTAGTGTATCGCTACGTTTGTCATAATCTTCTGAAGAAACTGTATAAGGACAACTTTTATCTAAATTTTTGTATTTTCCTTCTGTAATCCAATGTTTCTTCGCTTCAAAAAAATTTAATCTACCTACTTTATTTGCGATATTTGGATAACGTCCCAAATAGCAATATGCTTCGTCATTTGTCATTGAATTATTTATATTATCTGTTGATGGTTGTTTTCTTTTTTTGTCTCGCAATCTCTTTAAATATCCGGTACGACCCATTCTTATAATATATTGAGAACATTTTTATAAGAAAAAGATATAAATTATTCTACTTGATTAGGTGTATCTGCTGGAGCATATACACATTGTCCTAATTCAGTGTTCCATATTGTTGCGTTGTCAACACCATCTGGATTGCAACAATCCGCACCTACACAGAATTGGGGTGTAAGGTTCACGCCCCCATTATAATTAGCACTACGTTGTTGTTCCAATTCTTCTGGGGTCAATTGTTTGGGTGGGTTTGTATTAATTTTGGAAAAGTCCATATGATCGCGACGTGAAATATCTCTTAACTTGAAATATATGTAAAATCCAACAATAGTTATTGATGCGACATACAATAAATCATATACCACATCCGGAATAAATGTAAACACGTTGCTAATTTTGTTTAATACGATAAAACTAACGAGTAGTAATATGAACGCAACTATTATATGGATATAATATTTGTATTTCTGGCGGTAACTCTCATTGAGAGATTGGGCGCGTTTCTGTTCGAACATTGATGTATCTACCAATTCCTTTTTTTTTTCTAATCGGTCTTTTTCGGTGGTTATTATATTATAAACTGTATTTTGATTTTCAAACGTTTTATCGTAAGCGTCTACTATGCCGGTATAACTTCCTACAATCGCATTATAATTTGCTATAATAGTGTTGATAGAATCTTCGTCCAAATCTGAATAATCACTATTCACCGGATAAGAAGTTCCACCGACGTCTAGTGTTATAACGTCCACACCATCAACAGTTGTTACTGTTACTTCTAAATCCGTACCACCGGTGTCGTCAATAAGTAACATATTATTATCAAGTGTTAATTGTGCTGAACTGCTGCTAAAAATATCCTGAATATCATTTTTATGTATATCAATCAAATTTTGTATTCCGGCGGGAAGAGTTGAATTTCCTGTATTAGACATATTGTATAAATATTTATATAATATGTAAATATTTATTTTCGCGATAACACATATAAACCAACGCCTAATATACCTGTTGTAATTAATCCTAATACCCCAATTTGTTTATTTTGTTGCAATAATAATTCAGTATCGTCACTCAATGCTTTTGATACATTATAGCGGTCATCCTGTATTGGATGGTCTGTTCCGGTATATAAATAATTGCGATCACGTTTTTTTTTGTATAAATTAAGTGTTATCGTTTGGTCTCCGTCAATTCCGGTGATATATAATACATCATCCTTGATATACGCGTGATCGTAATTGTCTGTATATGCGTTACCAGCAAGCTTTATAATGTGTTTTTCGGGGTCATAAGTTGTACCGTCAAAATCGGCACCAACTAAATTGTGTGACCCATCCTCTGAAATTTCAATCCCTTTTGTGGATATTGGTGTTTCATCTATTTCAATCATTTCAGTGTTTAATGTTTTGTAGGTTTGAATATCCTCAGCAATGTCATCTGTTATACTAATAATATTATTTTTTCCTTCATTCAAATAATTGTATGTAAAATCATTACTATTATTAGAAAAACCTTCTTTTATATATTTGTAATCATTCAGTTTCAATTTCATTTAATATAAATCGCTTATATATAAAAATAATGATATTATTTTTTCAACGACAACACTCCAATAAATAAAATCGTCATAATTACCGGGACCAATAGTTCTTGTGTGCTGTTTTTATTTGTAAAATGTTCGAAGTGTTGTTCTCTAAACAATGTTGTGTATGTATTACTAATATTAGATTCTTCAAATGTTGGCATAATATTTGATAGGTTTATATATATCCCTTGCTGTGAAGTTACAATCATTTTATAATATTTGAATGGTTTGGGATATGCTATATTAGTATCATTAATAGATTCATCAGTGTTATTTATAAGGGTACCATGATTCACAATTTCATTGAAATAGTTTGTGTCATTGCTTCCGTATATTATATATCGGAAATCGTCATTTACTGATGATGCGTTGTAATCAAATGATATACCCGTTAAGTAAGATTTTTCTGCTGGTGTAATAAAAAAATATGCCTCGCCAGAAGCAAAATTTTTTGGCGTTCCATCTATTTCCGGTGAAGAACATTCTGTGAACGGCAATGAAGTGTTTGAAAATGTTTTACTACCGTTTTTTATCCAACGGTTCCAACGATCCGTAGAAGTTGTTTCTGGTATAAATTGTGAGATATTTTTATTACACGCATTGATATTGTATTCTTGAAGGATTAATCCATCATCACCCGCATCTATTTTTATGTTATTTACTGATTTTGATGAGTCTATGTCACTGAAAGAAAATGGTATATTGGTTATTGACATACTCCCGTCAAAAACACGTTCTTTCACATCAATACTGCCGATTACATCATCATTATTTAATAATTGTATAGTGTTTACTTTATCGGATCTACTATTTTTGTGATTTGACGTAGTTAACGAAATATCGCCTTCAAATATTATTTTATTACCCGGGTATATTGTATTTGAAAATTCAAAAGAATTATTATCAACGACAATACCTTCCGCGTCAGTTATTGTATAGGTCGGATTAATACTCATTTCGTCCTGATATCTATATATTATATATTTATAATAGATAAATATACAATTTACATATCTGTAAACATATAATATACTAATGAAGATGCTAAAATTGTTGTAACAATTCCACCAAACATGGTACGGTCATGTCGACGTTGATTCTCTATAAAAATACTATTTTTATCATTTTTTAACTCGGCAATGTTTTTATCTAATTCAGATTGCTGAACGATAATATTGTCATGAATATTTTTCAATTCTTTTGAATTTTCTATAGTAATCGCGCCAGATTCAAAACCTTCTAATGTATTATAGGTAGAATAATTCAACTTATTTGAAAATGATTCTACTGAAGTTATTTTATTTGACAGTAATTGATGTTTTATATCACGATTCATATTATGTTTTCCAAAAGGATAAACTGTAAAATTGTCGTTCGCAATTAATTCGGAATTTGTTATAGAAAAGTTCAATGTAATATTATCATAGTCGGGTATTTTTCCTTCCGGTATAGTAATATCTTTACCGATATCAACAACATAACCTCCATTTTTGATCCATTTATTAATTTTTTTTTTATCGAAACTTGCGTAGTGTTCACCATTATCACCTTTGAACGTTCCTTGAATGCGCTTCAATCCGATTCCATCATCTTCACCCACGTGTAATTTGATTTTGCGAAATGTGTTACCAACCTTCATATCATTAAATGTTGCTTCAATCTTGGTACTTTCACCCATTACAAATTTCACGTCACGTGTAGCAGAACTGGAATATTTCAAATTATTGTTATCAATAATAGTTATTTTGTTCACTTGTTTTGACCCATAATATCTATGATTTCCGGCAGTGATTGTAATATCCGCTTTCATAGTGCGTTTTTTCATATCTTTTTTTCCATATTCAACAACTGGATTATAAAAACTATTTATCGGTGACTCATTGATATCGTTTGCGAATATATCTAAGCTATAATTAACTACTTTTTCGGAACCAGTATTTTCAATTACAAACCGTAGTGTAGAAATGTCAAATTCATTTGTATTCTCGTATACTTCCGCTTGGAGTTCATAAACAAATGGACGTTCTGCGTTAGTATATTTCGCCAGTACTATATTTAAGCCTTCAACCTCTTTATTATCAGTAGCTAATAAATAAGGTATTATAGTAATATTTTTTGTATCAATAATAGTGTTATTGTCTTTATCTGATAATTTTAATTCAAACTTTGTAAAATAATATTTGTAATCTTTACATTCATCGGATACATTATTGATATCCTGTGAGTTGCAATAATTATATTGTTGAATGGGGGTTAATGTACCGCTACTCTCCGCGGAGTGGACCATCGTATTTGGGTTACCTATGTTTTTGTCATCAGAATTCATCATATAATATTATATTATATGATAAGATGTTATTTTATTTAAAGTAATTTTTAATAATTACACCTGATAAAAATAGGATTCCAATAGACAAATTTACTGTATTCATTATTTCTTCTGTATATTCAGTTGTGGTATCACTGTATTTCTGAACGGAAGTATTATTCTTTTCTTTGATATACCTAAATTGTTCCGCTAAATCACGGTTTTCACATAATCGCAAATTATAACATTTTTCTATAACCGATTCATCTTCAACATTATTTGAATTACATTGTTCTTGAAGTTCTGTATCTTCATATAATACCTGACATCCTCCATTCATATTATCTAATCGTGATTTTTCACTTATATAGAAAAAATTATAAGGATCATAATTTTTGACACTACTCATATTTGTATTATAATTAGATTTTTATACACATAACCGATAATATTTGGATTCAATCGATGTAGGACTTTTGCGAATATATTCGCATACTTGACCGGGTCTCAAACACATTGCGAGGGATTGTGGGTCAAACCGAGATACTTCTGGAAGTTGTTTAAGAGTTCGTAAATTATATTTGATTTTTAGTTTTTCCACTTCAATATCAGATAATACTCTGGATTTGGGAACCATTTTATGTTCTAAAATGTTAAATAGTAGGCGTTTGATATTATGTACGACGATATAGATTCCTTCATTATCAAATTTATATTTAATATGATTAAGTGTATTTTCATTAGGTTCATCCTTATATACCAATATAATATCGTCTTTTTTTTCAATTACGTTCTCAATATCAATAAGATTTTCAATGTAGTCATCAATTACCTTTGATTTAAGTTGTGTCTTTTTATCAATATACATGATGGATGCCTTTTTTCCATCAGAGCGTTCTAAAAGCATGTCTAATTGATTATTACCAACCATTGCTTCTACATTATTTACACTAAAATTACTATAATTTTTGGTGTCGTAACCTTGTTGTTCCATGAGATCAAGTAAAACTGTTCTTGAACGATAAATTCGTCTGATATATTCACTTGAAACGTTCATTATGAAAGATGTATATATATTATTACTATGATATAATGATAATATATTTAAATCAATTTTTATCGTATTATTATACTTTTTTGATAATTACGTTCTCGCCTTTACCAATTTTTGATAAATCAGTTGTATTCAAAGATTCTTCTTCATTTGTTGGTTCTGGTATTTGTATTTCGCCTTTGATTAGGTCTGATGGTATTTTGCTACTAATAGTATCATTAATATTGGGTTCTTCTGCGTTTTGAATTGGTCGTCCAATATTAATTACAGGTGCAAAAATATTCGGTTGTGGTTTATCTATGGTATCCACGTTCATTTGTTTCAGTCCAGAAATCGGTGTGTCGTTTATATCGCTATATGGTAATTCTTTTACTTTGTAGATGTCATTTGTAGTTACTACTTTAATATAGTCATTTTCGTTTAATCCCGCGAAATCATCTGTTTCCAAAGTTATAAATTTGTTACTTACGTTTTTGACGCTCCATATGCGATTTTGTTTAAAATCACTTCTAAAATGTACTTTATCTCCAATATTATATTCAATCGCATAATCAGGAGATTGTAACGAATTATTATTGGATATGAAATCCGAACTGTCTAATGGTGTACCCGATGGAGCCCATACTGGACTATCCAATGGCGTACCCGGTGCGAAAGGAGGGCTATCCAATGGCGTACCCGGTGCGAAAGGAGGGCTATCCAATGGCGTACCCGGTGCGAAAGGAGGACTATCCAATGGCGTACCCGGTGCGAAAGGAGGGCTATCCAATGGCGTACCCGGTGCGAAAGGAGGGCTATCCAATGGCGTACCCGGTGTTTTCGGATTGAATTTAGATACATCCACAATTTTCCCCGTGTCTAAAAATGTAGTGTATGCCATAGCGATTGTATCATTTGTAGAAGAGGGATATTTCTTTTTATATATCTTGATGAATTGTTCGTCAATATCTCCCAGCGTATCAGGAGATGCGTATGGTATGAAATCTTTATTTGCTTTGACTTCTAATATTTTTTGATTAAGTTGTTTTGTTAGTTCATCAATATGGTCTTTCATATCATCCCCGCTACTATTCAATAATTTTTGTATATTCAATGAATAATTCAAGTTTTCGTGTTGCTGTATATTATCATCAGTAATCAGTCGCATTTGAACGTTCATTGTTTGTAATTCTTGAAGTAATAATTTAAATGAATATGGCACTTCTAAAATACTAAAGTCTCTACCATTTTGAGTAATTTTTTCAACGCGTAGATCATTATTTGCGGTAGAACCGACAAAATGAATAGGTCCATCTAATGCCGGGCTGTAAAAAATGTTTTTATCTTCGTTATATATTGATAAAAGTCCACTATTATTACAAATGGCAATTTTATATTTGTCACCACGTGTCATCATTGAGTCTTGAAGAAAGGCGGAAGCACCGTGTGATATTACACCGTCACGTTCCATTTCACCAATACGTAATCCACCATCATTCGCACGTCCAGAAACAGCTTGTCGTGTAAGTACGTTACGTGGTCCAAGAGAGCGAAAGTTAATTTTATCTTTCACCATATGTTTCAAACGTAAATAATATGTAGGTCCAATAAAAATATGACTTTCAAGTTGAGAACCGTCAAATCCATTATACAAGATTTCATTTCCAGACGAGTGGAATCCAGATTTATTTAACATCTTCCCAAACACGTCAATTTTGGAACCTTCGTTAATAAAAGACGTACAATCAATAAAACCGCCATTCATAGCACCTACTTTACCAGTAATTGTTTCAACGAGTTGTCCTATTGTCATTCTTGATGGAATAGCGTGTGGATTTACAATAATATCCGGTTTCAAACCGTCACGTGTGAATGGCATATCTTCTTCGCGGATTACAAGACCAACGGTTCCTTTTTGACCTGCTCGTGAAGCAAACTTATCACCGATATTCGGAATACGTACTTCACGTACACGAACTTTGCATATACGTTGTCCTTCTTCGCCTTCTGTAATAAATACTTTATCAACAACACCAAGTTGTCCTTTTTTAGTACCCTTAGACATATCCATTTTTGAATCGGGTTGTAATGAATTGGATGAAGCCATACCAATTAGAATAGTTTTCTCATTAATTACACTTCCTTCTCTAATAACACCATATTCATCAAGTTTACTATAATCATAACCGGGTTTTAACCCGATAATAGAATTATCATTTTCAATATTTGTAATTGATTTGATAATGGTGTCGCCATTCACAATACTTTTTTCTTCGTGAACTTCATATGTTGTAAAATATGTTGTACGAAATAATCCACGTTCAAGAGAACCTTCATTAATAAGAACAGCATCTTCAACATTATATGATGTATAAGCCATAATAGCTACAATTGCGTTTTCGCCATATACATTTTCCTCATTATTAATATGTTTCATATATCGTGATTTTACAAGGGGAATTTGTCCGTTATTCAAAACGATCGCACTTTTATCCATTCGTAATTGATAGTTTGTATGAAAAAGAGAAGATGCTTGTTTACTTTGTCCGCAAGAAAACGAATTACGTGTTGCGGGATTATTTTCCGGAAACGGTATTAAATTACTCATGACACCCATTATGAGCGATTCGTGTATTTCCATATGGGTATATTTTCCTTTATTTGCGAGATAATTATCATAATTCAGTGCGATCATAGAATCATCGGTTTCATTATTATCAATATAATCAATGATAGACTTATTGTCAATAAATTTTTGAAGAGTGTTAGGGTTCTCTTCTGTTACGCCATATAATTGGGATAAACTATACATTTTGTAATTGTTTGGATTAAAATCGTCAATATTTTTTTTATTGAACCCTGTAATTAGGTCATTCCAAGTAAAATCATTTTTCGCAATAATATCCAAGACATTTTTCTTTTCGAATGACATAGAATCACCATCTTTGTAGAAAATCGGTCTACAAATACGACCCCCATCACAGTAAATATTTATTATCTTGTTTGCGATGTTAAATGAAACACTAATATATGGCGGCAATAATCCGTTGCGACGATATAATTTCATTTTATCAACTAATTTGGTAGGTTCCTTTACTATACCCAGCCACATACCATTTACGAAAACTTTTGTAAATCTATCAAGGTCTTTCAAAAATGTGTTTTCCAAAGTTTCAATTGTCGTGTTTTCATGAATCCATTCAATCATAGTATTGCGTTGTATACCGCGAGTAATATATGAACCCATTGACATATGTTTATGAATACCAATATTTCCACCATCTGGTGTATCAATAGGATCAAAAAATCCCCATTGACTACCATGTAAAACGCGTGGACCCACAACCTTCGCACTTGAATCCAGTTGTAAGTTTGTTTTGCGTAGATGACTCAACATAGAAGAATGGGTTAAATAGTTCAATGATTGTACTGCGCCTACTCGTTTGGTATGTTCTTGTGACCCCCAATTACCCTTCATACCCTTTTTGAAACCTTCTTCAACAGAGCGTTCTGAAAAGATTGTTGGATAAAACTGATTAATAAGCCCAATAAGGTTATCTTCATATAAAGATTGATTCAACATAAGTCGTTTTTCAAATTCCAAATGAATATGTCTTAATTGGATTGTATAATATTCTCTAAACAGGTCATACATTAGAGTTCCGGCAAGTTCTATGCGTTTATATTTGAAATTGTCGCGGTCTGTGGGTATATCAATACCCATGTATGTTCTCAATAATCTGAAAATCATATGTCCCAAGAACAAAGCTTTGTCTTTGAAGTTATTTTCACCAATATGGGGAAGTAAGTAATCACTTAATATTTCTAAAATGTGTTCTGTTGTTTTATATTTGGTGAATGTAGCAATATACTTCAATGCGGTGGTTTGTGTCATAATTGAGCCTGCGTCGTATACACTGGGTGTAAATAAATCAATCATATTTGAATATTTGTCCATATCTAATAAACAATGTTCTATAATTGATTTGTCACTCATAATACCAAGGGCTCTAAACACTATACACATAGGTATAGGTTTCCTTACATTGGGGATATAAATTACGATATTTTTATTTGAATATTCGGGTCCGGGAGAAACCATACCAACAAACATACTGCGTTGTGGTTTAGATACATTTTCGGATATAGAACGAATGACTGCTTTGTATAAATATTTATCGTCATTTACATCTTGAATATATAAAGCATTGTCGGCGAATTTTTCTTGAGAGACTAATGTTTTTTCCTTTCCATCAATAATAAAATACCCACCAACATCATTATTACATTCTCCCAAATTAAAACGTGATGTTTTAGATAACCCATTCAATACACAGAAGTTGGATTGGACCATTATTGGGAAACGACCCAAATACATTTGCTTCAATGTTGTAGTGCGTTTTAAAATATTATCGTCCGTATTGTATTCTTCCTTCAATTGTAAAGTTTCGCGAGTAGTCATATCAATATCATTACCTTTATTTTTTTTGGCACCTCCAAAAATGGAATAGGGTGCTTCGCTTCCACCAATTGCTTCGCTTCCACCAGAGATTTTGTCCCGAATACTAATAAATTCAATATCTACATCATAATGAATTGTCATTCCGTAAGACATGTTACGCAAACGTGCTTCATTTGGGTACATCAAATGAAAATTATCATTGTCGTCATATATGCAAGGTTTTCCATAATAAATTTTATTTCCTTCTTTTCCACCAAAATACATGATACATTTTTCACGATAGTCATTTAAGTCTTTATCAAACTTACTGCCTAAAATAAGTGGATTCTTTTCTTTAAAAATTTGTATAAGTTCTTCATTGTAAAAATGATTATATGATTCTATATGGTGACGAACTAATGTTTGATAGTTGTCGCGAAATTTAGAATCAATAATCTTCCATATTGTTTCACTATCCATGATGACAATATATTATATATATACATTTATTATGATTTAAATTTTAAATCTTTTTTTGCTGTTCTTATTTTTACGTATTAATCAAAAATATAATTTAGCACGCTTATTTTTTCACATAAACTTCTAACCATATACTATAATTATGCAAAATATGCTTGATCAAATAATGGGTCCATTAGGAGAAGAATACTGTAGTATATTTTATGCGTTCGGGCTTTTAGCTGCTTTAGCAATTGTGATTACACTTGTGAACTTTCTTTATGGTTTATTTTTCACAAAAGGATTTAGACTTTTTGACGCGGTTAATACATTAATGGTATTATTTTTTCAATTTATTGCCTATTATGTTTATCGCATATTTTATAATATGTGTAAATCAACCATCTAAATTAGTTTGAATTACTTATTTTCGTCATTATTATATAATATAGACATGGATGTTTTATATTATAGCAATCACTGTAAACATAGTAAAAAAATATTACAATCTCTGGGAAAAACAAATTTACGTGAAAAGATTAGTTTCATATGCATAGATAATCGCTATCTTGACAATAAAACGAATCAACTATTCATTGTATTGGATAATGGAAAGCAATTAATTATGCCACCCAATTTAAAAAAGGTACCAGCATTATTATTAGTAAATGATAAATTTAGGATACTTTTGGGAGATAGTATAATAGAACATTTACGTCCGGATATTATTCGTCAAAACGAAGCATCTGTATCTTCAAGTGGCGGAGAACCATTTTGTTATACATTTAATAGTGCTCCTAATAATATCGTATCCGAACAATATACATATTTTGATATGAGTCCAGACGAATTGAGTGCAAAAGGAAATGGTACACGACGGCAAATGCATAACTATGTATCAGTAAAAGGAGATAATAATTTAATAAAAACCCCCGAAGATACATACAAACCAAACAAGGTTTCTGGCGACCTTACGATTGAGGATTTGCAACAACAACGGAATTCTGAATTGGGACAAAGTCAAAAACCACCTGTTCCCGATTTTACTTATTAATATATTTTTTATAATATATAAAAGGTAAACTATATATATAGTTATATAGACCATGTCACAAAATCAAATATATATGCGTGGGTTTAATAAATTATTCGAACAATTTATTACTGACGTAGGAAATATCTTCCCTGATAATCCTACAATCAAATCTGCGGTTGCTTCAATGAAAATGATTAAAAAGGCGAATCCCAAGATTGTAATCCGTGTATGGAATAAGTATGTATTAACTCCATATGGCGAAAAGATTGCGGAGGGTGATCTTGATTATTTCATCAAAAAGGATTATTCGGATGATTTGACACGTATGTCCAATGGAGAAGATATTGCAAAGTATATTGATGCGGTTCGTGGTTCAATTAACGACATGTCAGACAAAAGTAAGCAATGTACTCTTGAATATTTACAAAAACTTGGAAAACTATGTGATGCGTATTGGGAAGGAAAACGTTTCAGTAAAGACGGCACTATGTAGAAATAAAACAACTACAATGACTGTGTAATAAAAATATAAAATATTATTTTTTATATTTTTACAAAAATATCAAAATGACGATACACTAACTAATATTTACGATTGTTCTATTTTTTCGTCGTGAATATTGCGAACATCGTAATTGAGTGCGTATAATATTTCTCCTACATTTCTATTATCAAAATAGCGATATATGTCATCTTGTTTGATAATTTTTTTTTCACCTTTAAGCATATATGGTACGAAACACTCTTGATGGATGCGAAAAATATGGGGCATATATTTATTTGAAATTCGCTTTCCTGTTTTCTTGATATAACAATTAATATAAGATATATGGACGTTTTTCATAAAATCCCTATATTGTTTATAAAAATTATAAAACAGTTTTTTATAACGCGGGAAATAATTTAAAAATTGGTCTACCTTTCCGGTTTGTCGTAAACATATATATTGGAATTGAATATTCGGATTGTTACCTCTTAGCGATTTCATTGTAACATACCGTTCACATAAGTACTTTGTACGTATACCCAATTTTTTATGATAGAAAATAATACCAACATTGTTAGCTGAACTTTGAATACTGCTATATTTATCAATGTTATCTTGATAACTGTCTGCACCAGTATAAACAATTGGAATATCAATAATACCATTCAATACAGAAACAAATTCAAATTTGTGGAATTCTGACTTATCTACATATTTACATACCTGAATACCGTCATCTTTCTCTATCTTATGAATAGCTACCAAAACCAACCGTGGACGCTCAATTGGAATTACAATATGATTATCCGGATGTTGCATTACAAACGAGTATGAATGACCTTTATCAAATAAATTCATAATACTCAATTCGTTCAAATCTTCTGTTTCGCCTGCTTGTAATGCTTCCATAAACATATCATAAAATGAAATTTGTCGCGATTGTTTGTGATTATCTTGATAATACTGATTGCGAAAATAAAAATATTGCCCTCCAATAGCACCTCGTGTACTGATAATCCATTTATTGTTATTATGATTATAAAACATATTCACCATTGTACCCTCAATCATTTGCGATACTTCGATATTTTCATCATTGAAATCAAATAATTCAGTAAAACGCTTATATGATATTGATTTTGGTGGAGCAACGGACAATAGGTTTCCATTATCGTATATCAGAGACTTACATAATCTAAGACGGTCATTGTCATCGCATACAAAATCGCGATCATAGTTATAAATTTCATATTCACGACTATCAAACTCATATTTTTTTGAACGGAGATTGTGAATAGTTGTGATTTCTTCCATATTGTAAAAAGACTCATCCATATTTGGTATAATATAAATATACTGGTATATGTTTATATTGATAATTCAAACTATTTTTAGATAAATATTATTTAGACGCATAATATATATTTATATTATAAATGAGTACAACAATTACGTTAGAATTAGGCGATATAATTGAAATATATAGTCCCCGTGACATTCAATATCACGAAAATGTTTTTTATATTAATTATATTGATACAAACTTAATCAAAATAACAAGTATAAATAATGGATTAGAACATACACTTAGTTTGAATGAAGGTAATTTGAATAATTCAGACATAAAGCAAATAGTACTATTGGACCGAAATGAGAATAAGGGATATGTAAAACAAAATAACTTAGTTGTAGGCAAATGGATTAATATTCATTTTGGTGGAGATTATCCTACAATTTTGACAGGACAAATTACGAACAATGAAGAAGATATGATAGAGGTAACGACATATCCCGATTTGCAAACCTTGTATATTGACTTCGAATACAAGGGTGTTCCCGAAAATATTCCACTTAAACAAATTGAAATGCGCTCTCCGCCACAAGAATATCTACAAAAAACTACATTAGATCAAGTAGAAAAAACAAGTACATCGGGAACCCCTATTGCGGATAAAGATGATATTGAATTACAAACACCATTAAGCGTTGAAGATAACGATATTGATACTTATGATGACGAATTGTTTAAATTGTATGATGAAACCAATGAAATTGTATTTGGAGATGAATTGGAAGTACTCAAACAAGTTGTTGAGGTTCCCGATAATGAAAAAAAATATAATATTGAAAGTCAGCTGAATGATATGATGGACGTATTTTTATCAACTATTCCTAATCATAAACGCAATGAAACTGTAATGAAAAACGTTCATTTATTAATTACACGATTCAAGGAATTACGCGAAACGTTTTCTATTTTTTCGGATACAAATAATAATATTGCACCACGTTTCCATGGACCTTATTACAAACCATTAATTGAAAATATGAAACACATGAATACAAAGCTTAAATGGTTAATACCTATTGTGAAACATAAAAAGCGTATTATTCATCAAGATGAAATATTGGATATAGATATTGAAACCATAAGCAAGAGTACAGAAGATGTATTTCGTCAAATACAAGATATACAAGAAAAATATAAAAAAGACGAAAAATATGAAAGAGATAATATCGTCCAGCGTTTAAATAATATTTTAACACATATTGATGAACCGGAAACAACAGAAGATGTTTATGCAACCACAGTGAACGCAGGTATTGAAGCAATTGTGGATAATTTGAATAATTTCAATTCTACTGTATTAGACGGTCCATCAAAAAATGCCACACGAAAGCAATATGTTATTGATATTTATGGTTTAGGGTCAAAAAAATCAATCGCATCACGGTTTGATAATAAGGTCAATGTATTGGTGAATAATACACCGAACGATACAATGTATATTAAATCCTTTTTATATTTACCTCATCCGTTTGTAGAACAATCCAAAATATATCTTGACAAACAAAATATGTTGGAACGTGTAAAAACACACCAAAATTTGTTGATGTATTCGCGATTATTCAATAACAACACGAATATCGTAGATAATGTAATAGATAACTTAGATGAAGACTACAATCATGAAAATATGGATTTATTGTCAAGTTTGAATACGTTTTCATTAGACGAGTTTTCAACGAATGTTGATAAAAATATAAAATTTGATAAATTCTGTGAATCCATTGTACCAAAAACAAAAACATTAATAAACATTCTTCGCAATCAATTGAAAAAGAAATATACGTTTGTATCCATTGTAAAGGAACTTGAACCATATAGCATTTCACAACAACACATAACATATACACAACACAATAGCATCCGGTATTCTATAAAAGAGAACATCAAGGAGTATAAAAAACAATTAATAGAGTTTTCACAATTATTCAACAATTATGCAAATAACCGTAGAATACACGACAGATCACCTAAATTAGACTTCTTTGACAGTTTATTAGATACTCACTCTAAAACAATTATTGATAATTATTTATTACTCTCGGATAAGACCAATGTATCAGAACAACTCAAAAAGATATACAATATTGACAACGCAAAATTATTGTATACATTTATTTCCAAACTTATGTATGCATTGAATGTTCCGGCAAAGTTGAATATATTAGATCAGGATAATAAAAACGCAAAGAACCCATTGCGTATAAAATCGGATTGTTCCCGACGTTTTTTGAGTAAAAAATACAATAGTTACGACGATTTAATCAACGATAATAATAAAGATGTGTTATATTACGATAAAGAATATGACGATACACCGTATGAAATTATGGAACATTATCAACAAGAAAAGAAAAATATGATTAATGAAGACTTCCATTCATTTTTGAAAGAGGTATTGATGAATAAACACGACGTACAAAAAGATTACGTAGATATATTAACCCAGACATTAATAGAAGGTAAAAAGCAAATAAACGAGCAAGATTATGCGATTGTAGAAAATGATAATAGAGAACATTCAATTCACTATTATAAACGCGTGAAGAATAACTGGATTCGTGATGATTCAATAAGCGACGCAATGTTTATGGATAATAATACATTATTTTGCAATATTCAAAAACAATGCGTAAAAAATACAACTAATCAGATGTGTCAAACAACCGACCAAATGAAACAGTCACTCAGTAACTTGAGAAAAGATGAGTTATTAAACGAGTTGGAAACTCGGTACAATGTAGATATGGATGAATTAAATGAAGAGTTGGAAAAGAATTTGATAGAATATCAGCGCCATATGAAAAAACAGACGATTTTGAACGAAGTATTAGAACAAAAATCAAATAATTTATCATATCACTTGGGATTACTCGCAAATAAGGATTTATCAATCAAATCCCCACACAGTGATTTATTACAGAAAATATTGACATCAAGTGATTTTACAACTAAACAGACGCATATTATTCAATTTGCTGATTTATTTTGTAGAGAACCCATTGAAACAACAAATGAAAATCTATTTTGGAAATATTGTAAAGACAGTAATGTAAAACTTCTTCCGTCCTTTTTGTATGAATTGGCAAACGCATTTGTTATTGGGAATTATGAAGAAAAATTATTTGAGATTATACGCAAACAAGGTGTAGAAAGTGATGACGGAGAATCAATTGTTGATATGAATAGTGGCATGGTAATAACTCCCCGTACATTTGATACTGAAGAAGGTTATGATTCGCTTGGTTTTAAAGTATCTTCACGTACCATTTTACAAGACGAAATCTCTCAAATACCACAACAGCGTAAAATGACACGGACACAACAACGCATCTTTGAAAATCCGCATATGGATAAAATATATAAAGTATTTGAATTTTTAACTTCTTCATTGGATATTGATGGTTCAATAATGAGTGAAATATGTTTGCGTACATCACTTGAATTGGTGGATAAACTTATCAAAGGCGAAGACGCATATGAAAAGATTGTTGATAAACAAAAACAGAAAAACCCGGATAAAAAATTGGCAAAATACAGCGATTACTTTAATGAATCACTTATAATGATTGTTTCTGGTTGCTTTTTGATAACACTACAAACCGCAATTCCGTCAATAAAAGCAAAAAAAACATTTCCGGGCTGCGTCAAATCGTTTTCGGGTTATCCATTTGGAGGCGATGAAGATACAAGTGGAATAAAATATATTGCGTGTGTATTATACAAAACACGTAGTAATGTTGATCCATGGAGTGCTGTGAAAAAATACAAGTCAATTGATATATTTGAGAAAAATATGCGAAAAATTATTGATAATCATTTGATAACGAATAGTGAAATAATGCACTTGATTAAGGAGAAAAAACAATATTTAATATTGAATAAAGATCAAGACGATGAAATTAGACAACAACATAGTATACAGCGGTGGTCCAGTTTCCAACCCCCACTTGTTAAATATGAACTTCTTGAATCACAAACAAATAATGTATCAAAGGAATTTTTGAAAGAATTGTTTACAAGTATTCAAAATGGCGATAAATCACAGCACAAAATGTTATATACACTAATCGCAAAGAATATAATTTTGAATTATGGACTAATTAATGAAATCAACAATGAAGTAAGCAAAGAAAAACCCGTATTGAAGACATTTGGAGGAATCCCATTTGTTGATAACGCGTGTTGTCAAGACATTATCAAAAATCCTATGAAATACTTTTCAAGCAAAAACGCAAATATTAATGTTTATTTGACACATATTCAAAAGAATGATGAGTTCATTTCAAATATTAAAACAATATCAACCGCGCCTTTACTATATCATCCTTATAACACACGATCAAAACGAGATATTACCAAACAAGGTCATTACGAAGAAAATATATATCAATACATTATTCATTACTGTAATTTTGACAAACCTGAAAACACAAATCGCGATTATGAATCTATATGTGGTGAGGTTCCCAAATCATATAATTCGGAACTTAATATTGAAGAGAAGATTGCGGTTCTCAAACGTAATGGTAAAAATTATAATCTTGATTCATTATTTAGTTTGATGAAGTTAATTAACAAACAAAACAACATTGAATCATATATCCCAGACGAACAAAATTTCATAAGTAAAATTATTGATAGCCTTGATGATTTTGAGAACTTGGAAACGCCAATTATGGAAAAACCATTAATTGATTTGTTACGTAAGTTGATTGAGAAAACGAATGGATTCAATACCGAGGAGACAACTGAAATAATAAATCTGAAAAATTACTTGTTGATGACAACACAAAAAATGAACTCATTCATCGTAGATTATTTAAAACGCTTCTCCAAAGAAAAACGTAATAGTTTTGATTTATTACAAGGTTTTGTAAATGATTTAAGAGAACCTAATAACTGGCAAACCGGAACACAAGAGAATTATCATAAAACTTCATATTTATTGAACTTCTTACAATATGTTTCAAAAATAATACCACAGATTATATTGAATCAAAAAAAATACACGAATGTACCCAAACATTGGAATATTTCAAAAGATCACGAAAAGGATGTCAAACGTATTGTAGAAAACGAATATAAATTTATGGATGATATACAATTAGATGGAACTATGATTAGCTATTTTAATAGATTACACGAAAATATCAAAAAAATATACAATCTTTGCTTGTTGTTCCCCTACACAAATTATAAAGATAAGTATTTATTATTAGATGTTAGAAGTCAAGAACTGTTTGTATCTTATTGTATTTATTCCGTTTTTTATGAATATATCATCTTAACAGATGATAATGATCTCATACACATTCATTTAGAAGCGAATAAGCAAGAAATCCGAAAAGAAAACGCACAATCTGATTCAGACCTAATCGTTTCACAGCGACCCGACTTAGATATTGAAACCGCTCAAAATTTAGAATTATTAGAAGAAATTGATGTATTACAAGGTAATAAGCAGTCATTGAAACAAAATGTATGTAATATTATTGTAGCGTTATTGAATAAGGGCATTTATGACAAAAACGTATTGAATATCAATTATGAAAATATCATAAAGAAAACTCAGCGGTCTAAGGATTATGAAAAAAAACAGATTATCAAATATCTCGGTAAAATGAGTATAGAACAGCGCAAAATAGAAGATGAACATAAAAAGTATAAATTAGGTATGTGGAATGTAGGACAACAAAAAGGATTGATACGATACGATAAGAATACCTATAATCGGGAACGCGAAGAAATTTTCAAATTGATTGATAAAGAAAGAGACGGTGATGGTATATTAGAAGAATCAGCAGCTACATCAATGTTGCAAAATGTATATACGTTACAGGATTTGGAAGACCACGACGCAAACATAGAAAATGAAATTCAAGAAAGAGAAGAATATGACATTTCTCATTTAGGTGAAGATTTTACAGATGGTAATTACTATCCAGAAGACAATGAAGAATAGATACCGTCAATATTCTATAAATAATTACACTATATAATTCAATATATGGTATAATGAGTATTATTTATTACAAATATGGGTATCTGAAACATAAAACGATATAGATTTATAATTTCCAAGATGTAATAATTAAAATATAGAATTAATTTATAACCGTACAAATTAAATTATGAGAACCTTTATTTTACACAACAAACCAACCGTTGCGATTGTAATCTTTTTAATATTATTTTCAACAATGCATATGATTAAACCCTCATTTATATATGATACTGATGATAGTTTCCGTAAATTTGGTGTAGGCTATACACATAAAACGGTAGTTCCAGCGTGGATAATATCTATTGTGTTAGGAATTGTATCATATTTAGGTGTTCTATATTTTTTAGCACATTATTGATTAGTATATTTTATAAGTAATGATTATAGAATATGGCACCCAATTTAATTGATAATAATAGTAAAAAATTAATTCAATATTCATTAATGGAAATGCATCAGAATAAAATTACAAATTATAATTTTTTATACAATTTGATTATATTCACCCTTTTTGTATCAGTAACAGCAGTAACTTTATATTGCTTATACAAAGGGAAACGAACAGACGAAGAAAAATATATAAAATCATACAAAGATAAACAATATATTTTAACAAAAATGCGAGCGATTCACGAGAAACAATACAATAATTCACAAATAACAAATATGCCACCATTAAAAACAATGAATGAATATTAATAATAATTAATTGACAATAATTATTTTAGTATGGTACCATTATATATAATGAATATTATTGAAGAACAACGACAACAAATTATAGCAAATAACAATACAGCACAGAACTATGTTGAATCTATTAGTAATAACATGAACAAACTTTCTGACGAATTAATAATTCAAGAATCACTATATGGAGATTTAGACTTGTCATTGTTATCGGATTTCAGAATAAAGAAAATTATATTCGCACCCGGAAGTATTACAAATGTAATAAATATTCCTGATAGTGTTTCCTATATTAACATAGGCGAAAATCTATTAACCGAATTAAATGATATTCCCAAACTAATGAAACACATAGACGTAAATCATAATTATTTAACGCAAATAAATTTAGAGAACCTTAAATTATTAGAATTTTTGAATATTTCACATAATCAACTGGAACAATTGTCATATTTGCCTCCACTACTTATTGATTTGAACTGTTCTAATAATAAACTCACTACACTTAATTTAGAAACATCTAAAAAAATGGAAACATTAGACATTGGATACAATAATATTACATCTATTTACGCATATCCCAAATCTATTGTAAATTTTGATAGCACAAACAATCCTTCTATTGAATATATTGATTCGGATGGAATTCCCGACGAAATGGATAAAACCCCCGAAAAATATGATTATTTTACATCGTTGAATACATATTACAAGTTGAAAACATCATACGACGAGAACTTATTTAGTTTACGTAAAAAAGCGTATGAAAAACGTAAGTCAAAGAAACAATACCGACTCTTGTTAAAGGGTATAGTTGGACGTTGTGTATATTGTAATCGCAACGTCGGATCTGTATTTATTGAAAACGACGAAATGTTAATCGCACATTGTGGTAGTACAACGGACCCGTGTAAATTCAAGATAGAATTGAAAAAAGGATTTTATAATGATATTCGTTATATTATTAATCAATACAAAACTGGTGTGATTGATACTCAAACAAATATTATAAAACAAAAAATGGATATATTATTTGATTATAAAACCGAAAAAGAAGTCGTTGATGAATATCAACAATTAATAAATGATATGGAAACGTTCAATAGTGAATATACTGAACTGGTAAATAAATATAATAATTTATTTGACGATCCAGAAAAACAGGCAAATGTTACAAAAATACAAGTTGAATTATATGATTTAAAACAAGAGTTTTTACAACACATGAAAGAATATGCGGTTTCTGATAATAAAGAACACCTGTTATCCGCAATGAAAATATATAACGAACAAATAATTAATTTGAAAAAACGTCTTCATAATATTGAATATAATATTTTAGAAATTTATAAACAAAACGAAAAGAAAGACATTTTTATATTCAATAAACAAATACACACATTATCAAATATTGAAACAAGTGTTGCAAGCGACAGCGTAACGCATTTCGTTGTAAGAAACTAATTCATTAAATAATATTATATAATACAATATATAATATATTATACACACATAGTGGTGTTGATTATTAACATTGGTTATAATTACTTACGGTGTCCCATACAATATTATTATCAATGGCCCATTTTTTTTGAGAACAACGAGAAGAACCTCTTGCGCTCCATCCGGCATCGTTGAAATCAATTGCCGCTTCATTATTATCAATTCCAATAATATTGGATTTTATGGGAGTAAGATCTCCACCATCAAAAGCACCCATATTAGGTGATCCTTCTGTGGGAATAACGCACGCGCCATTCTCATCCTTTTCCCAGTAATCCGGACAATCGTATTTTACTGGTGGATATGCAGAAATATTATTAGATTTCATTCCATATATTCCAATATATGCTAATATGATTATTAATAATATAATCGCGATTGCTAATACAATAAGGTAAAAAGTTTCCATTTTATATTATATTAAAAGAAAACAATACAATGGTGTTCTCTAAATATATTTAGAATAAATATCTTACAATACAATATATTAATACAATCATGTTTATCACAAACGCATATGACAAAACAAAAAACATATTAGACAATGCTAAAACGCAAAACAATGGACGTATGAGTATGAGTGGCAATCAGCCCTCCACAACAGCCCTATTTGATATGCAGGAAAAGATAAATATTCGGGATAAATCAACAAAATATCGTGAAACATTGAATGAGAAACAAGAGGATAGTGTGCTCTCACGTGCGTTCTTTTCAGACAAAAACGTATTGATTATTCAAAATGGTATTCGTGCGGGCGTGTATGAGAAATCAAAACGTGAAATTGTTGTGCCTCCCCAAAATATTGATAATGTTAAAATAATTATGACGAATACATACTCACAATATGCTGAACGCTATCCAAATGACATTACCGGACAAATACAGAAGTTGAATAAAATAGTATTAGAATATGCGATTAATAATGTATATAACAGTGCTGTATCTTATATGCAATATCTAAAAGACCAAGAGTCAATCGCTATGCCAATGGATAGACCATTGCAAAATGATCGCGATTACAAGCAATTGGAACGCAAAACATTTATGTAAATATTACATTTGGCAATAGAATAACTGTATTATTATATCAAAATACGATATAATAATGAATGAAGGATATGTAATAGCACAGCAGTATATTGATAAATATTTGGGTGAATATCTAACAACTGAGATTATGACGTATATATGGAGTGCCGAATATTACACGAATGTTACTAAACCTCTCGTCCAAAATAAAAAAACAGCCTACAAAATGCATATATTTTTGGCAAAAAATATATTACCAATTGTTAATACAATACATCAAATTCAAAACCAACATTATTTAGTTTATTTGAAATATTTTAATTCATTCCTTTATGAAATTGCAGACAATCCCGGTCTCAGACTGTATCTTGTTACTGAATTTCCATATTTAAGACATGTAACACATTTTATTACACGCAACAGGTTTAATGGTGTAAACACATCATATATGTATATATGTAATTATTGTTTGTCATTGTCAAATAATATGCGTTACCACGTAATAACAAATTTCAAAAAATTAAATGACATCAATGGGGATTTAACGAATGTATTTACCACTTCGTGAAAACCCATCAACCACATAAATAATGAATATACCTAAAAATGAATATAATATAAATTCTTCCGTAACATTGTCTGTTTTTTCATATTGTTGTTGTTCTAATAAATGAATCATATAATTGATTTTCTCTAAAAGTTTGTCATTATTATTGAATTCTTGTTTCGATGGAGGATTTGTTTGGTGTGTTGGTTTATAGGAAATATCACCGTTGTAACTATTTGTATAATTGCTAAATTGTTCATGAACGTTGGGATTGTATTCTAAATTATTGGGTTTGATATTAGGTAAATCTTTTTTTACGTGTATATTTGGATTAGGTAATGGATTAAAGTTCTCTAAATGAATCCCGTCATTCTCATCAACATTTGTCATTGTATTTATTAAAGTATTAATACGTTCATTTCGTTCAGTTTGTTTCTTTGTTGATTGTTCGATTGATTCGGGTATATTGGTATTGAAACCTTCAATCATTAGGTTATTTTGTAGTGTGTCTGTATTTTCTTGTTGTATAGATGGTTTTTTCATTGTTGATTGTCGTTTATTACGTCTTTCTCTTGTCGTCCATGTTGACGCAGAATTTAATAATGACATACTTAACAAATATATAGATAATTATTTAAATGTATATATTTAATTATCATAAAATATGTTCTAATGAAACTATATAATGAAACTCGTTTTAGATTTTATACCCCTAATATCTGTCATTCTTTTGTCAATATTATCAAATGATATTAAAAATGTTTGGTTTACACCTTTGGGTAAATTATTTGCAATTATTTTAATCTTATTTTATTCGGGTATTGATAAATTTATCGGATTAGCCGTATGTATAATGTTTGTGTTTTTCTACAATACATACGACTTCCATATATTTGAAGGTTTAGAAAACTCAGAAGAACAGCAAGAAGAACAAGAACAAGCGAATTTGATCGCTACATCTGAAAGTGCGATGGACGATTTTGACATGGATGATGTAGTACAAGAAGCAAGCGAAATAACAGGCGATGATATACAGGTTTCGTCCGATGAAAATACCATCGTTGACATGGAAAATCAAATAATGGAAAAACAAAAACTTGAAATAAAAGAAAAAGAGAACGCACAAAAATTTGAAATGGAAAAAAAACAACAAGACTTGGACGAAAAACAAAGGCAACAAGATGCTAAGGTAACAGAAACACAAATGAAAGAATCAAAAAAAAGGAATGAAATTGATTCATTGAAAGATATTCTAAAAAACCGAAAAAATTATAGCAATAGTATCATCACAAAAGTAGAAACACGTCTTGAAGAATTATTATTTGACAAAGGTACCAATGAAACTGATACAAATAATACCATTAAAAAAATAGAAACATTCGCGAATTTAATTCCCAAACTTACACGATTTTAAATCCGCTATTATCACGTAAAATATATTTAGTGAATTTTATCGTTACATATATTATTCCAGAATGACATATTCAAAATTAAGATATAAACAGAATATATATTATACTATACTATTTATAACACATACAAATGTCAGTAAAAACAAAAAATATTACATCCTACAATATCCATGAGCTAAAAATTAATATACGTTCAAATATAATAAAAGACAATGGAGACGATTATCACGTTTTTGAATTTACCAGGGACAATATTCATTTACCAGTTAGAGGACAACAAAAGATATTGAATACATATCCTTATTTCACATATAGTTTTAAATATCCAAGAAATACACTTTTGAATCTAACTATGAAAAAACGGATTGAATTCTTTTTCAATTTGGATAAATTTGTAGAACTTCTTGTAGCAGATATTAATAAAACTGAAAATACCGAGGAATATAATACAATGCACGAGATAACACATTATAATATCATGCTGATGATTGAATTATTATTTCCTACTAATTATCCAATTTATAATAATATCAAAGATTCTCATAGCTATTACATTAATGGAGAACGTGGAATAAAAAAACATATGTTGTCTATGTTAACACACAGATTCAAACAACCATTCTCTTATACAAAACATAATGGAAAAATATATACTACACGGAGAGCGATTTGGGTGAATGACATTTTGAATCATAGTATTTATAAGCCAGCATTTGATAAATGGATTGATTTCACTAAAAATAATACTTCTATAAGCATTAAGACACGATTAATGAATTATATAAAAACAATTAGTAATTCTAAAATGTCAATGACATATAGATCATTGAATATAAAATGCCAAGAAATATGGGATAATATTATTAATAATAAATCATCCACTCAACAATTCGCAGTGATAAAAGATATCACAAATCTATATTTTGAACCTACTTCTAATAAAATAGATATCAAAAAAGATAACGTTTCGAATAATATTGTCAGAAATATGAATCTGAATACGGGGGTTATCATACAACAATTGAATAATGCTACATACTTTTGTATTGAATTGGCAATTGACTATTTTGAAGGCGAAATTAACCACATTAACAAAAATAAATATGCGTGTAACTTTGTTAGTAATCATCTTGGTGATTTATTTGAAAAGCTTGTCAGAACAAACACAATAATTAATCAGTTAAATTGGAATATTGATTTTGATAGACCTTCATTGTATCAGCCCGACAATTCGTCTTCAATAAAACGCAATAATACTATTGAATATAATATGATTGAGTCAGATTCACAAGACAAAAGTACCGATAATTATAAAACATTATTTAATGAAATTTTAGAATACGGTAGTAATACAAAGAAATATATTGAATATTTAAATAAAAAAAACCAGAACATTGATATGTCACAAATATACCAAGTATATTTGGAATATGTCGCAAAAAAATCAACTAATTATATGGAAGGCGTTTATGCTTTTATAAATAAACGTGAAAGTAGAAACCTTGGGTTTTTGCGTACAAAAGTAGGGGAACTACACGTAAAAAATATATCGTCGGTTGATGGGTTTACACATAATAGCAAATTTGATGATAAGGTAGAAATTCTTGAAAAAGCCACGGATAATAATAATATTGAAATATTAATACACTTCATTGCGGATGA